GCTTGAGAGCCGGGATTTGGACGGACTGGTAAATCCGGTCCTCAGCCAGCTTCACGATGTCAGGAATGGCGGCAACGAACTCCGTCGAAGAGTTCTGCGTGTAGTCCTGAAGCAGAGCTACCAGCGTCGCGTAGTTCATTGCCGTCTAATCCTCAGCCCTTAGGGCCGCGAGCCATGATGCCCTTGGTGGCAGCGCCCGTGCCGCGAATCTTCGTGGCCTTCTTGGGCGAGCATTCATTGGCGACAATGGCTTGGTTCGCAGCGTTCTGGACGCCCTTGTTGGCAACCGGCTTCAGGTCATACGCGCTAGCGTCAACCGCCTTCACGCCATCCGGGGTCTTCTTGCCGTAGGCAGCACCGCCGGTCTGATTCATGGCGCGAGCGATGTTCCGCCCGTGCTTCTTCATCTCCATGCTGGTCGGCGTGTGGGCTTTGCCCTTCATGATACGCTCCTATCCTACAAAGATAGCAACGTTACCCACGTTGCCGTTCGTCGTGGTGGCAGAATTGCCAACAGGATTCCAACCGTTCAGGCTTCGGCCTGGGTTAATATCCGGCCTCGGGTCCTGCAAAGCAACAGGATCGTTGATGGGGAACTTGCCCAACTGATACTGGGGATGATCCACATCATTGCATTCATCGCAAACCTTTAGGCCAGTAGGCTTTTGGTTCACAACTTGCCAAGTTAGTTCCTTTAGATCGTACCTCTGGTAACACCTATCACAAAAAGCGTAAGCTTTATTGCCGCGAGCGAACTTAACACTCATGGATAGGACGACCAGGGCACGAAGCGAGCAGGCTCGCGACCGCGATCCTCATCCGCCGCAAGCTGGAACTGCTCCAGATATTCCTGCTTCAGCAGGGGAACCCTGGCCGCAGCCTCGGGTCGCTTCATGGCGATCTGAAACGCCAGCCCAGCCACAAGGCAGGGCACAAACCGAACCGGCATGTCCATTACGTCAGTTGCCGTAGTGGCGTCCTGAATGCGGCGCATCGTCCAGTAGAGAATTGTGTACGGCAAATCGGGTACAGGCCACAGCGTGTACTCCGGGTTCACCTGTCGGTTCACATAAATCTGGAGAGGACGGCCCGTCGTGTTCTTGTTTGGCAGAGTGGCATAGTCACCCACGCCAATACGAGACACGGTGTAATCCAGAGGCGATCCGCTGGTAGTCACGCGGATCATCGTCTCGATGATATCAATCGTGTCGGCTGCCAGGGAGTAGGTCTTCACCCCAGGCGTCAGGACCAGGGCGTTCTCCTGAACGGTCCACAGGTTCAGGCCACGGTTCGACCACTCGGCCGAGAGAATGTTCAGGGATCGACGGGCAGTACGGAAGTCATAGCCCGTGCGAGCCTCAAGGCCAGCGCGCTCGTATGCCTCCTCAATGAGGTCGCAAATTTCTAGGTTCCACGTTGCCGTGCCGCTAGTTGTCATGGAGCATTCTCCAACTCATACCGCAGCACTTGTGGCCTTTGAGGATTGCAGAGTTAATAGCCGTCGTACGGACGCCTAGAAATTTAGCGGCCTCGGACTGAGACCTAAACCGAAGGCCACTGTCAGACACAATAGACTTGGCCCCATTGTGCCTTTGCTTAAGGAATGACTCAATCTTATTCTGATCAAGGGAAGAGCGGCCAACAAGCTCTCGAATCTCAAGCATCAACGTAAGGCGAGCCTGCTTTTCCTCGACAGACACAGCCGGGCCAGAAGCGCCAGCAGAAAATCTACGAGCCAACATAAGGCCCTTTTCAGACACTGCTTTTTTTACTCGGCAGAGTTTGGCAAAAACCTCAAGGGCAGCAGCAGACTCGGCATTGCTAATGCGCCAAGAAAAAACCTGCTTGCTCTTACCCTTCTTAGAGTCATCCAGCCTAATGGTAAAAGAGCCCCCGAAGACCTCATAAAGCAAATCAACAGCCTGCCTGTCCGTCATAACGACAGAGACAGAAAGCAAGCATGTGTTCTTCTTCTGAATAGACGCAGACACGCATCCTTCCCCATCGAAGATACCAGCAAGGTAGCACAGCGTTGCTTCGTCAGCCGTCACGGGCTTTGGTAGCGGCATTTATGGGCGTCCAAGCTTGGAGTGTAGGCGAGGCACTGACTTGCTCTTTCCACTAGGACTTATAGGCCAACTCTTACGGGCAGGCCCAGTCTTCGTTTTAGCCATCGTGGCTTTCTGCCCAGAAGACATCTTGGCAGCAGCCGCTGAAGGGCGGCAGGCAGGGTATCCGCGCTTGGACTTCTCAGAACCGCTTCGGCCACAGGGCTTACCGGTCTTGATGTCCACCCACTTCTCACCAAACCACTTGCCGAGACCGCCCTTCATTTCTTCGAGACCCTGTTGTCAGGACCGCGCCAAGTGCCGCCCTTCTTCTTGTACTCCTTGGATGCCCAGGCATTCGCATAGGCAGAAGGGTACACATCGAACTTGGCCTTGGCGGCGCTCTTGGCGGCAGCCCATAGCTTTGGGTTCTGCGGTTTAACCCGACCACCCTCAGCCATCCGAGAAGCCTCGGAAAGCGCAATCGCCACAGCCTGCTTCGGGTTCTTCACCTTCTGCCCACTGGACGATTTAAGGGAGCCTTCCTTGAACTCCCCCATGACCTTCCGAACCTTCTCTTCCTTCTTCACACCATGCGCCCCTTGGTCTTGCCGCGAGTGGCGCAGCCATCGCCACGGGTAACGCCACCGGACTTCATCTTCACGGCACCACCTTCCTTCATACGGGAAGGACGGCCAGGGATGGGCTCGTTGCTGGGGACAGCGTTGGAGCGGAAGTTTCGCATACCCGGAGGCGGCGTCATGTCTTCCTCAAAGCTGCGCGGCGGCGGCATCGGCTCGTCAGTCGGAACTGCATTCGAGCGGAAGTTCCGCATACCACGCGGCGGAGTCATGTCCTCTTCGTAGGAGCGCACACGGCGACGACGGTCCATTAGATGAACTTCCCCTTGGTTTTGCCCTTGGTTTCAACGCCGCCGCCACGAGCCATCTTCTTGGCTCCCATAGCGGCCCCAGCCATCTTGCGACCCATCGGCGTGTTCTTGATCGCCATGATGCTGCCGCCCTTCTTCATGCCTTCGGCTTTGTCTTCCATCTTCTCGGCGCGAGCGATCTCCTTGCGGATCAGCTTCTTGTCCATCGCGGCGTCAGCGTGAATCTTGCCACCCTTCGCCATGCCGCCTGGACGCATCGCACGAGCGCCAAAGCGCGGCATCGGCATACCGGCCTTCATGTCGTCAGCCACTTTGGGCATCTTAGGCTTCTTCATCATCGCAAATCTCCTGCCATCTTCATGGCTTCGGTTTCACACTCGTCAGTGCGGCGAAGCCATCCGCGACCGAACGTGTCAAAGGTTTTCAAACCTTTATAGAACTCACGCCTGTCCTCAGCAAAGCGAACAATGAGGTTCTTGGCCGGGACAGCGTTAACCGCAGCAATGGTCTTGGGGCCGATAGCGCCATCGGGTTCTGCCCCAACACAACGCTGGAGCATTTTGGCTGCACGCCCGACTCCACCATTCACAGCAAGGTCGAAAACAGACAGGTCCACACCGGGAGCCCACTCATCGCAGCGAGCCTTGTCCCAGTAGCGAGTGCGGTAGAGGTCGTGGAGGTGGGCGTCTGGAATGGCGCGAAGCTCTTCCTTGCTCACCTCACGGCCAAGGTACTCTTTGTAGACGGCCAGGGTCACGCCCTTCATGGTCGCGCCGCCAGGATCACGGGGATGATCCGCCCAGCCACCCTCGTGGTGAAGGACGAACTTCAGGCAGCGTTCAAAGTTGTCTTTCACTTGTCCATGATCCTGTTCATGGCCTGGGTCTTTTCGCGAGAGCCAGCCGAAGAGCCGAAGTAGTAGGAGACGATGGCGCCCCATGCCGTTCCCAATGTCCCCAGCATAACCAGCATTGCTTCACCGCCGTTCTCGGGCAGGCCGTAAGCAATCATCCAGAAGAGAACGCCGAAGAAGCCAAAGGTCACGGCAGCCGCCAGAAGTTTGGGCGTGTGATCGCCCGTTTTAACTTCTCGCTCACGGGCAGAATTGCGATCTTGATTGGCAATACGCTCAAGATCAACATCAAGCTCACGCATCCGGATTACAAAGTTCTGCTCTGCCTGCTTCAGAGCAAGCAGTTGTTCCGGCGTGGCGTTCTTGGCTGCTTCTAAAAGCTCGTCCTCGGTTCCATCTGGCTTACCAAGAAGGGCTTCGGAAATGGCACGGGTTGCCATTCCTGCCAGGGGGCCACCAACGGCAGTGGCGATGGACGGAGCTACCGTCCTAACGAGATTGAGAAGCTGTTCCACCACGGGCCTCCTGAAGCACCAAGCGCCGGTCAAGTTCATTGGTCAGTCGCATTAGGTCGGCGCGAAGGGCTGCCATGCCATTGGTAAAGTCAGCAGTCTTCTCAAGGCGAGAGCGATCAATCGCGGCTATGCTGCGCTCCCGGTCGAGCGTCATGTTGGCGCGACCAATAGCATTGTCTCGCTCAACCTGTTCAATCCGGTTCGACAGTTGCTCGCGGATTAGGGCCATGTCGATGGTCGTGCCCTGCGGCGGAATGGCCCTGTTGTCCTGAGTCACAACCACAGCAATCCGGGATTTTAGGATTGTAATTTCGTTGTTGGCAGAAGACAGGGCAGTCATCAGGTAAACAACGCAGCTAAACAGAATGGGAACTGCTGCGAAGACAACCTTCTCGATCAATGCCCCCTTAGAGGCATTCGCCGCCATCTGTTCAGACATCTGAGCCTGCTTGGCAGAATCCGACATGGCGTCAATCCTTACCAACTTCCGGGAGCTTCTTCCTCAGAAGCTTCTTCACCGTCTCGGTTTCGTAGATACGAATGACGGTCCAGCAAATTGTAAAGATGGCTGCGATGCTGGGCAGCACACCAGCTAGAGTAGCCACGACAGTTCCTACAGAAAGCGCATCAACTACATTCTTAGCTGCTTCTGTGTCTTGGGTCATGTCATGGCCCCCACATGAACCTTGTCGGCTAAATACTCTTCAGCCTCTTGATCGCCAATCGAAGACAGCAGGTATATTCTTGCAAACTCAAGAAGCTGAGGGTCGTCCTTAAACTTCCCGAGACCAAGATTGCACTCGCTGCAAAGAGCGCCCCTGACAGAGCCGGTTTTGTGGCAGTGATCGACAACCAACTTACTCGAAGCCAGTCCGCAGATCACGCACTCTCCAACCGACAGGATATTTTTTATCGTAGCATCGTCACAGCCAAACTGACGGTATTTGCCCCTTCGGATTTCAGACCTGTACTCAGATCGGCACTCACGACACCAACTATCAAAGCCATTGGCCTTCTTGTTGTGCGGCGGAAAGAAGTCTGAGGTTGGCAGTTTCGCTGTCTCGCAGCGAGTGCATGTCAGCAGTTCCATGCTTTTCTCGCCAATCTCAAACGGCTCTTTGGGTCTTTCGCCGCTTCGGGGAACATCTTCATCTGCCCAGCAGATCGGGCGCAAAAGGACTTGCGCCGATTAGCGTCCTTTTCCGTCTTTGGATTCGGGGCAGGAGGCTTCAACCCAGGTTTCCCTGGGTTGGCCCGGTTATAAGAAGCTCGCCCCTTCTCATTCAGACCGCCTGCCTTGGACATGCCTTCGGCACGCTGCCAAGCAGGGGTCTTAGCCATAGACGACCATCACCGAGGCAACGTCTGTCAGGTCGGCAAAGATGCCGTTCTGAAAGAGCAGCCCTTCACCCGGCATGAGAATCCAGTTAGTGCTGGTTGAGCCGGTGATCGTGTTGACTGTAATCTTGCTGGTGCCAGACACGGTAGCGCCGTCTCGAAAGACGACACTACCGGCCCCAGCGGCAGGAACAATGTAGATACCCTTCACGCGGCAGCGACCAATCGCGTTACCGGCTTGGTCGTTCATCACGCCGTCCGTCGTGCGGACGGCACTAGCAAGGA